GCTACCGCTGTCGGCGTTACGGCTACGAACGGTGACGGCGCTAACGGCGGTGCTGGCACATCCAACTCGTATTCCGGCTCCGCTGTCACATATGCTGGCGGTGGAGGCGGCGGGTTCGATGGTCGTGGCGCGGGAACAACTGGCGGGACAGGCGGTTCGGGTGGCGGCGGCAATGGAACCGCGTCAGGAACCGCAACAGCAGGGACTGTAAACAGGGGCGGTGGTGGTGGTGGCGCAGGGTATACAGCAGGGTATGGAACTGCTGGAACTGGCGGTTCAGGCATAGTAATAATTTCTTATGCGTCAACTAGCGGCGATTTACTGTCCATTGGCGGCGGGTTGACGTATACAAAAACGGCTTCTGGTGGCAACACTATATACACATTCACAGCCGGAACCGGCAGTATTAATTGGTAATGATATGGCTCACTACGCATTTTTAGACGCAAATAATATTGTTTTACAAGTCATAGTCGGCAAGGACGAAACCGATCTGTCTGAAGATTGGGAACAGTTTTACGGTGATTTTTGCGGGCAGACTTGCAAGCGAACAAGTTATCACGCAAACATCCGCAAGAACTATGCGGGTATCGGCTACACCTTTGACGCAGGGCGTGACGCGTTTATCGCTCCGCAACCGTTTCCGTCGTGGGTTCTGAATGAGCAGTCTTGCCAGTGGGAAGCGCCTATTCCTATGCCTACGGACGGTAAGATGTATTCTTGGGACGAAACAACCTTAAATTGGATTGAAGGCGTTTAAACATGGAAAACCAACAACTAATAAATATGTTTCTTGGTATAGGCATGACTGTTGTTGGTTGGTTTGCACGAGAACTTTGGTCTGCTGTTAAAGAACTAAAATCTGATCTTGCAAAACTACGTGAAGACTTGCCCAAAGACTACGTAGCGCGAGATGATTACCGCGAAGACATTCGTGGCATTAAAGAAATGTTGGCTAAGATTTTTGATAAGCTTGAGAACAAAGCAGACAAATGAAAAAATTACTGCTGTTAATTTTATTTTCTGGAAATGCGTTTGCAAGTGGCATTAACTTTATGGTTTGCAATGGAGAGTTTGCGTTGTGCGCTGCGTCTGCTAGTGTGCCAACCGGAAAAACAATTCGTGTGGACGGTAAAGAATTTCAGGAAGGCATGGCGGTTTGCCCGGTATTGAAGGGTAAAGCTGTCGCCAACTACGATCTAATGAAAGGTAGCTGCCAAGCGCCGCCGGGTAAAGTCTGGTCGCTGTTCTCAACGGTTACTGAGTATCCGCAAGCTCCATCTTGGGCAGTAGTAACCATGACTCCTAGGACGTTTGTTACCAACACTGAACCCGGTGGCGGAATGTCAAACCAATGGGCTATGATGTGCGTCAAACAAGCCAAAAAAGTCAACGGCGTGCAGCTTGCCAATTGCTACGGGCCAATTAACGAAAGCCCGTGGAATAACGGCCATGTTCCGCCGGGAACCGCGTCGTTTACGGCAGCGCCACTGGGTGCTGCAAACCCCGTGGGCGCTAACATTCTAAGCAAATGAACCCGCTGGTCATATCAGGACTGTTCTCTGCTGCCCAGTCTTTGATTGAGCGTTTCTTTCCTGATCCAGAGAAGAAGGCTGCTGCTCAATTAGAATTGCTTAAGATGCAGCAGAATGGTGACTTAGCGCAGCTTGTTGCAGAGACTGATTTAGCAAAGCTTCAAGTGCAGGTTAATCTGGAAGAAGCTAAATCACCTAATCTGTTTACTTCTGGATGGAGGCCGTTTATTGGCTGGATTTGTGGTTGTGGTCTTGCCTACGTATCCATTATTGAACCTGTTGCTAGGTTTGCTGCACAGGTTTGGTTTCACTATGCTGGGTCTTTTCCAGTCATAGATACCACTATAACGATGCAAGTCTTGCTAGGTATGCTAGGTTTAGCTGCTGCCAGGACTGTGGAAAAAGTAAGAAATGTGGAAGGTAAACGATAATGCCTACGTCAACATACTCTATTACTAGAGACCAGATAATAATCACAGCTCTACGTAAGTTAGGGACTGTTGAACCTGCTGACACTACGTCTACCATTGATGCCAACATAGTTACTAACTGTGCTCAGGCTCTTAACCTTATGGTTAAGCAGTGGATGACTGAAGGCATTAAGCTTTGGACAGTTACTGACTACACTCTTACTTTGGTAGCTAGTCAAACCTCTTACATCATTGGCCCCAGTGGGCCCGACTTAGTGGCTGATAAACCTTTACGTCTTATTCAAGGACTACTTAGGAACATATCAGTAACGTCCTATATAGACACTCCTTTACAAATTCTTAGTAAGCAAGAGTACACAACCCTTGGTTCCAAGTTCTCTACAGGTATAGCCAACTCTGTGTACTTAAACCCAGGTCTTACGTCTGCTACGGTTAAGTTCTTCCTGACTCCAGATACTTCTACGGCAACTAACTATCAAGCCATTCTGACCTGCCAGAGACCTATCTATGACATATCACTCTCTAGTGATGTGCCTGACTTTCCTAACGAGTGGATGCAAGCCTTGGTCTGGGGGTTGGCAGACCAGCTTAGTCTGGAATACGGATTGCCTGTTAACCACCGGCAAGAGGTTCTGCTGAGAGCTGAAAAATACAAGATGCAGCTAATGGATTGGGACGTAGAATATGAAAGTACCTTTTTTCAGCCTGACTCCCGTAACTTCACTCCTAGCTATGGTATGTAACTACTATGCCTATAGTACGTATACCACTTACTCAGGTAATACAATCTAGAACAGCCTCTACTAGTAAAGATTCTAGGGGTGTTAATTGCTACTTTGAGTCTAGGGGTGAGAACTCTAAGGACAACATCAAGCGTCCTGGGCTACTTAACACGGTAGTTACCCCAGCTATGGCTGCTGGTCAAGCCCAAGGTCTTTACAAGCGTGACAATGGAGACCTGTGGGTTGTTATTAATAACACCGTTACAGTAGTAGATTCAGCACTAGCTACCTCCTCAGGAGGTACTTTGTCAGGGACTGTTCAGAACGTCTACTTTGCTGAGTCTGGTAATGATGCCTATCTATTCATGCACAATGGCTCTAGTGGCTATACCTCTACGGGTAGTGCTGCTTTTGTAGTAATTGCTCCAGGTAAGCTGTATGAAGCTCTGGTAACGACTGGTGGAAGTGGCTACGTTACCCCTACTTGCACCTTTAGCGCAGCTCCTGGTAGCGGTGTAACAGCTACAGGCAACGTTATTATCTCTGGTGGGGTAGTGATAGCCATAGATATAACTGACTACGGTTCTGGGTATGTAACAGCCCCAACCTGTACTATTAACCCGGTAGGTGGTGGTTCAGGTGCTACTGTCTCAGTAACCCTTAATGGGTTCCCTTCAGGAGCAGGGCTCTTGGCTACAGGCGCTGTGTATCTAGACGGATACACTGTAGTAGCTACTAAGGCTGGTCAGATATTTAACAGTGACCCAGAAGATCCTACCTTGTGGAATCCTTTAAACACGATAGCTGTAGAGTCTGATCCTGATCCTCTAATAGGCATTGTTAAGCACTTTAACTACATAGTTGCTTTTGGAGAGTGGTCTACAGAGTTTTTTTACAACGCTGCTAATGCTACTGGTAGTCCTTTTCTTAGGCAGGATAGCTATAAGAATGAAATAGGCTGTGCCAATGGAGCTAGTGTTGTCCAGTATCAACAAGGTGTAATGTATGTAGGTAAGTCAAAGACACGGGGTAAGTCTGTGTATGTTCTGGATGGGTTTAGTCCTAAGCCAGTATCTACTCCCTACATTGAGACCTACCTTAACGCAGACACCAACTCAAATATCCAGTCTTTTGCTTTTAGGATAGCTGGGCACACTTTTTATGTAATGACGCTAGTAGACCTAGATTTAACCTTTGTCTACGACATAGATGTAAACCTATGGTACCAGTGGACTAGTTACTCTAGTAGTGCTGAACATGCCTTTAGGGTATGGACTGCTACAGACTTCCTTGGAGCTACGTACGGTATAGATACCAGCAACGGCTTGTTATACAAGATAGACACTGGTACTTATAGTGATAATGGGGCTAATATCTATTGGCGTATTGTTACTAATAACTTGGATGCTGGAACCAGACACAGGAAGTTCTGGGAATCAGGAGAGATTATTGGAGACAAAGTTAATGCTACTATGTACATTAACTTTAGTAACAATGATTACGTTAGTTTTTCTGCTACAAGAACAGTCAATCTAAATAGTACTAGAAGCATTATTAGGCAACTAGGACAAGACAGATATAGGTCATATCAGTTTCTTGTAACTGACAATGTGCCTCTTAGGTTATCTGCTTTTGAGATGTCTGTACAAGGTGGTGAGATGGCTGCTGACCCTGAACTACAAGCTATATCGCAACAGAAATAATTGTAATTAAAAGTCTTACTATTAGGGTTTAGGTAGTACAGGAGAAACAATATGGCTAAAACACTACAACAAACGCTTGCTGATTACCAAGCGAACGCCTTGCAAAATAGAGCGCGTTGGGACGCTGGCGAACGTGACGGATTGCCATTGCCCGAAAATTCCTCAGATTACTCGGATGGGATTCCGTTATTTGACAACGCATATGCAAAAAACCGTTGGTTGCATGACAACGGTTTTGTTGTTTTAGACAAGAACGATATAGCAAATATGGCAAACCCGCGTTTTAGCAACATGGCGGGGAGACCAGTAATTGACCAGATGGTTGCGCTGTATGGGCCAAAAGCAAGAAACTGGACAGTTACACCTGACGGTTCCGGTGGTTTAATATTTGATACCGGAACTGGACAAAACATAGATACTCTTGCCACTGGTACTTATGACCTTGCCGCAGGAACGGTTGGCGGCAACAATGGTGGTGGATTTTTTAATAACTTAGCAGGAATGGTCACTGACACAGGCCTTCCTTTTCTAGCAAGTATGGCAGCAGGAGGTGCTGGTGGAGCCCTAACAGCCGGTGGTGCTGCACTAAGCAACCTTGGCGGTATGACTGGAAATGACGCTCTAAAGTATGGGGGCATGTTAGTAGGTGGTGCAAGTAAATTAGGTGGCTTTGGTGGCAGTGTGGGTGGTGATGGAGCATTTTTAGGTGGCTATGAAGACATGGCTCCAGTGCCTACTAATGTAGCTAGTAATGTAGTAGACCCTACTTATGGTGTAAATTTAAGACCAGATCCTTACCAAGGTTTAGGTTACTCACAAGCTGATATTGAAGCTTTAAAAAATGGTACGTACTCAGGCCCCGAACAGGCAGGAGGAGGAGGAACACCAGTTTTTCCTAGTACACAAGCAGTAGACTATGGAATGACTCCTACTGGTACTCCAGCAGGTGGACTTACTCCTACGGGAGGTGGTCTAGGACTTACGCAAACAGCAGCAGGTGGGGCCGCTATTACTGGTGGTCTAGCAGGGGCTGCTGGAAGTACGGCAGTACCTGATACTGTGGCAGGTGAAGCAGGTGCTTCTATTGGAGGAATCACTGGTGCTGGTACTAGTGTGTTTGATACGTTCCTAGACAAACTCAGTAATAACCCAGTACAGACTGCCATTAAAGCTGCTCAGGTTGTGTCAGGCATAGCGTCTGGTGTGAATGCTATGAATGCGCCTATTAGCCCTACTGACGCTCAGAAGATGGCTGATCCGTTTGCTTCTTCCAGACAGCAATACATAGACAAGCTTAATGCTCTAATGGCTAACCCATCTCTTGCTATGTCTCAGCCTGGGTATCAGTTTGCTTTGCAACAGGGTATGCAAGGACTCAATAGGAACCTCTCAAAGAGTGGCATGGGTACCTCTACTCCTGGTTTTCCTGGAACTCCTGCTTCTGGTGCTGCTGGTATTGCTCAACAAAAATATGGGCAAAATTTTGCTCTTAAGTCTTATGATGACTATGTTAACCAACTATCAGCATTATCTGGAGCTACTCAAAGACCTTCTGCTGGTTCTGATGCTTTTATAACTGCTCAGAAAGCAGCATCTGATGCAGCTAACTCTGGTTGGAAATCTGTGGCCCAAGCTAGTGGAGGACTACTTGATTTGTTTGGTAGTAAGTCTCCACAGACTGGTTCTACAGTAACTGCACCTCCTGTAGGTGGGGGTGCTGCTGCTGGTGGAAACTTTAGCCCCGCCAGTTGGAACACTGCCCCCAATTGGTATTTAGGGGGGCCTTCTACAACAGTAGATGGTAATACAACCATACCTGACTATACTAATTACGGTGATCCTGGTGGGGGTATTAACTATAATGACTACAATATGTTTGGGCCATAGGCACTAATAGTTTAATTAAATATAGTGAACTGGTAATAACTAGGAAAATATTATGCCATTCTTATTGACAGATGCTGACGCAGGGCAAGAGGCCATGATTAACATGCGTCTTAGGCCGCTTCAAGCGCAGGCTATAGAGGAACGCATCCCTCTTGAAACTCAAAAGATGCAACAGAGTCTTGCAACTGAAAAGACTAACCAAGAGACTGCTGTTTTAAAAATGCAGGCACTGGTTGAAGCTCAAGCAGATGACAGGGAAGCTAAAGAGGTTATAAATAATCTTGCTAAAGACCCTAGCTTTACTTCTTTATCTTTGGCTGACCAGCAACAAAGAATAGGTACAGCACTCACTAGTAAAGGAAAATTTAGTATTGGTGAGAAGTTTATTAAAGACTCACAACAGAGCAGGATGACTGACGCTAACATTAAAAAGACTGGACGTGAAATAGAACAGTTTCATCTTGAACAAATTAACACTTATCTTTCAGGCATAAATACTGCTGGAACTCCTGATGAACAAGCAGCTTCTTTAGACACAGTGTTAATGGGGGTTAAAGCAGATGGGCTAATGACTCCCCAACAACAACAAACCTTTGAAAATAATGCTAGGGCTGCTTATGCTTCAGGCAATCTTCCACAGTGGAAAAGAGAAGCCCAAGCAACTTATGATTCTATAGCCAGTAAAAAACAAAAAGAAGTGGTGGCTCGTAATATAGCTGAAGAACTTCGTAAAGAACTTAAAGCTGATGAAGATCTTAAACAACGTCGTTATGAAGAGGACAGAAAAGAAGCTCGTGCTAGAACGGCTGAAGAATCAAGAGATGAGCGTCAAGAACGTAGGATAGAAGCAAAAGATGCTAAATTAGAAAAAGAACAAGCATTTAAAGAATACAATGACATTGCAACAAGAATAATCCCTAGACTTAACGACCAAATACGAAACGCTAGAAGAAATGCAAGCGAGGCTCCTAAAGATAGTCGTAGGTCATTTGAGAATGAAGTTGCTACGTTAGAAGAAGCTCGTAAAGATGAATACAGAAAAGCTAATAGCCTTAGAGCTCAACTAAAGCTTCCTCTTTTACCTGTTCCTAAAGATGGCCCACCTGCTTCTGGGTCTGGTGCTGCTGAGACTAAGCCTAAAGTAGTACGTCCTACTCCAATACGTCCTGCTGATGTGCCTAATGATTGGAAAATATGGCAAGATGAAGTAAGTGGAGATAGAGCTTGGGTAAGTCCAGATGGTAAAAAATTTAAAGAGATAAAATAATGGCCTTTGACCTCTCTACTGCTAAGCCTATTGATGAATCTAGTCCTACTCGCCCTAGTACCACTAGGGGGTTTAATCTATCTACTGCTCGTCCTATAGACGACTCAGATGTTATTAGTAACGCAGATGAAGGAGCTTTAGCTGCTGGCACTAGGGGTGCTGTTGAAGCTGTAGTTCCTGGGTTTGCTGGTCTTGCTGGATTTGGTGCTGGTATGAAGGCTGCTGCTCCAACGGCTGCTAGAGCCGCTGCTGCTACTCCAGGCCCTGCTATAGCTAAAGGTCTTGTTGGTGGTGCTGTAGCCCTTACAGGAGGCTTTGCTGGAGCCTTTGGAGCCTCCAGTGGTGCTGCTTGGGTACAGAATAAACTGTACGCCATAGTAGATCCAGAGGGGTATAAAAACAGCCAGACTGCTAAAGAACAACATCCTACAGCTAGTGCCGTAGGGAATGTGGTTGGTGGGTTAGCTGGTATGAGTCCTAAGACTATTCCTGAAGTAGCTGGTAAATTCTTTACTAAACCTATAGTCCAACGTAGCGTTAGTGCTGGTTTGACTGGTACTTTGGATGTAGGACAGCAAGCTGCCACAGAAGATAGTATTGATTGGGCACGGGCTGGTGCTGCTGCGGCGGGTGGTTTTGCAGCCCCTGGGTTTAATCCTGCTGGTAGAGCTGCTTATGATGTTGGAGGAAAGCTTGTCCCAGGTAGAACTGCACCTACGCTTGAAGGCACTAGACCTCCTACAGATTCTACTGAGGCAGGCATTAAGAAGAACGAAGACTCTCTAATAAGGGAGTTTGAGCTTGGTACTAATCCAAATAAGCAGCTGGATCAAGCTGCTTTTATGGACACAAAGACCGGGGAGTACATTAAACAAGGAGCTCGTCACGATGAGCTTCTTAAGAAGAACCCTAATCTAGTTGCTGGATTCCTCCTTAAAGACGGTACTTTTGTTACCCGTAAAGAAGCAGCAATCATTGCCAAGGATCAACACGCTGACAAACTGGTAGAGGAAATAGATCCTAAACAAGGTTTGCGTTCTAGTAACTTTGGCCCTGAGCGTATGGATGCTCTTAAGACCAAAGACTTTGCTACGTTTGATTCTATGCAACCAGGAGAATCTGTTACTTTGTATCGTGGCGAAACTAAAGAAAATGAATCAGGTGGACAGTGGTGGACTACTGACCCAAATAAAGCTGCAAAGTATGGAAAAGTAGAACAAGTAACTCTTCCTTCAGAAACAATAGGCAAACATGCTGCACAAGGGCATGGCGGCCCTAATGAATTTGTTTTCCCTACTGAAGGTAAAAGACCTGCTGATCTAGTTAAATTGGCTAAGTCTGCTGTTCAAAAAGAAGACGATTTATTTTTGAAGTATGAAAAAATAAAACAGCAACACGAGGATGCTTTAGCTTCTCCAGACAAATACTCTAAAGAACAAGTAGAGGCTTTAAACCAACAAAGGTTGTCTCTAAGAGATGAGTTGTTGGCTGCAAAATTAGCTACTATAGAAGACCCTGTTCTTCGCAAGATGGCTCTTGAAGCAAGTGCTGATGATCCTTTTTTAAATAGCAACAACATATCAAATGTTGGAGATTTAGTTCGTCATTTAAAAGGTAAGTTTGGGGATAACCACTACATCTCACAAATGTTAGATGTATTAAATGTAGACCCATATACAAACACATTTGTTTTATCAGTAGATGAGTTTAAACGTCAGGCACAAAAGTATGGGTTTAACCCAAATACTCCTGCGTTTTGGAATGACCAAGGAATCTTTATTGCGGAGAGTAGAGGTACTAACGCTATAGTAGTTGCACATGAAATAGGACATGCAGCACTATTTTCTAAAATAGAACAGATACAAGCACTGCCAGCAAATCATCCTGATGCTATACGGCTTAAGAAGTTAGTAAGTAATATTGAAAACATTCTTGCTGATGTCAAAAGTAAAGTTGATTTAAACAAGCTATCTTTAAGTGGTAAAGCCAAACTAGATTACGCACTAAGCGATGTACACGAATTTATTAGTGATGGGTTATTTCAGCCTACTGTAATTCAAGAGTTGATGGCTATAGACAGGGCAAACCCTAATCTTGGATTTATAGACAAGATACTTAAAGCTGTCAGTGATTTCTTTGGAATGAACTCTAAGCAGTACACTGCTTTCCACGATCTTATTGCGTCTGTATCCAAGCTGTCTGAAGTAGACATGCCTAAAAATATGCAGGCAGTAGATCCAAACTCTACTGCACCTAGACCCAGTTCTAGAGGAGCTTCTGAGACTTCTTCTTCTGTAGCAGTGTCTAGTGCTGTTGAATCTGCATCTAATGGTGATACAGGCATAATTAAAGAAGCTTATGCTAAATTAAAAATTTGGAATAAAGATAGAGAACAAAAAATAATAAATGACCACACTAATGATTACGGCGCTACTGTTAATGATAAAGAATTAAAAGCTGATCTTGATCGACTTAAAACAGAAAGTCTTTTTGAATACAAAAGAATTAAAAACGAGCTATTAGAAAATAAAAATAGAAAATTATTTTCTGAATTAAAAGAAGACGAAGTAGTTCATTACACACCAGAAGAAAACATACCTTCTATATTAGAAGGTGGCTTAGACACAACCAAGCCCCCTAAATTTTCTTTTGGAAACGATCCTACTGGAAAAATGGGGCCAGAAGGAACCTATTATTTTACTAAAGACATAGTACAGTGGGCGTTTCACGGTAAAGAACGTACTGGAATGAGTCGTGTAAAAGCAACTTTAAAATCTAATTTAAACATACTAACCATAGACTCCATAGATGCAGCAAGAAAAGCTGGACTTAATAAAGATAATGTAAGTGACTTTATTAGTAGTGCTAAAAATAATGGTTATGATGGTGTAAGGTTTAAGTATTCTAAAGAAGGTTGGAGATCTGATTATGACTATGGTCAATGGACTGGCGGTAGTGGTAAAGATGATTTTTTAATATTTAATAAAGACTCTTTTGTTTCTAATGAGGGAGGTAGTCCTAAATTAACTAGAGGCTCTTCTCCTGAGTCGGAATCTGCTCCTGCTGCTTCTACTGCTGTAGATCCTAGACGCTATGATCCCCGTAGGGTAACTGACGAAGCTGATCTTAAGCTTAAGGGTAAGGAACTCTACGCCTCCAAGGGAGAGGCTGCTGCTCGTGAGTTTCTACAGGGCTATGAAAGATACAAACAAGACTGGCTAGACCCAGTTAAGTTTGTAGAGGATGCTGTAGATATTAACCTTAATAACCAGATGGCTATACGGCGTATTGTTACTAATAACGCCGAACGTCTGAAGGAGATGGTGCCTGACCCTGTTACCAGGGAACAAATAGCTATAATTATAGATGATGGAAGAATTGGTGTTCTTGGAGGCCCTGCTAGAGCTCTAGCCGATAAGTACACAAGTGACATGAAAGACATTGGAGAACGGGCTCTTAAGGAGGGTGTAGTTAAAGGCCTTCTAACAGACTACGTAACCCACATAGTCAACTGGGCTGATATGCCCAAAGGTGCTCTTGATACTTTCCTTAGTGATGTATTTAAGACTGCTGGAGACTCAACCAAGAAGATGTCTCCTGAGAGTCGCTTTGGTATGGAACGTAAGGTAGAGACTTTTACCCAACTGGAACGTGTTCTTGCTGACATTAACAAACGTATAGCACTAGCAGGTAAAGACTTTAGGCTGGAGATTAAGACCAAAGAT